AAAACCAACAAAAACCAAGTAACACCCAAACAGAAACGGGGGATGTCAAATGACATTCAGCGCACCAAGTAGTTCCACCGAAAGTGTCAAAGTAGCTGACCTTGCCGGTGCTTTACTAATCATCGAACCAATTGAATATAAAGTTAATATTCAAACCGTTCACGGCGAAACTGATGCAATTGAAGTAAACCTTGTTGATCTTGATAATAACAAAACCTATAACAATGTTTTGTTCTTCAATGTCGCACTCAAGAACGCACTCAAGGCAAAGGTTGGGCAGAAAGTTTTAGCTCGCATCGGGCAAGGCGTTGCCAAACCGGGAAAATCAGCACCTTGGATACTTAACGATGCAACGGGCGATGCCGCAGCAGTAGCTAAGGCAAATGCTTTTATTGGCGGGGCGAATACCCCTGCCCCTGCGGTGGTTGATTCACCTGCGGGGATTACACCTGAAGTTGCTGCACTCTTGGCACAATTAGGCGCACAACAGAAATAAACTAAATCTCCCCGTTTCATCGTTGTTGGCGGGGAACGAAATGGCAGGTTTGCGTTGGCGGGGGGAAGCGCCTTCAGTTGGTTCGATTCCAACCATTTCACGGCAAAAACAATTTACAAGGGGGAAATGTGAGCGAACGCTTTAACTTATTTGAGGGCAACTGCCTTGAGGTAATGAAAACAATGGAAGCTGATTCAATTGATTCCATCGTCACCGACCCACCTTATGAGCTTGGATTTATGGGCAAGAGTTGGGATTCAAGTGGCATTGCTTTTAATGTGGAAGTTTGGCAAGAGGCGTTGCGCGTTCTAAAACCCGGCGGTCACTTGATTGCTTTTTCAGGCAGTCGCACTTATCACCGAATGGCAGTTGCGATTGAAGATGCGGGCTTTGAAATTCGTGATCAGATTATGTGGGTTTATGGTTCGGGCTTTCCCAAGTCGCATAACATAGCTAAAGCAATTCAAAAGGCAGATGGTGTTCAACCTGTTGGTTTTAAGGAAAATGAGAACGCAGCCTTTTATGGAACAGGAAGTGCGGGTCAATACAATCCAACACCGCGCCAATTATTTATGCCACCAACCGAGGGTGTTGCTGCCGAATGGGATGGCTGGGGAACCGCACTCAAGCCCGCGCACGAACCAATGGTTCTAGCGCGGAAGCCGTTGGTTGGCACCGTTGCCAATAATGTTTTGACCTATGGCACCGGCGGGTTGAACATTGATGCAACAAGGGTCGAATTTCAATCTGAAGCTGATAAAGCAAGCGCAACCCCACAAGGCAAAGTTACAGTAAACAATGTGGGCAATATGCCTGATGTTGAAGATGGTGGGCGCAAAGAACTTGCGCGACCTGATAATTCAACAGGCCGCTTCCCTGCCAACTTTATTCACGATGGCAGCGATGAGGTTATTGAGCTATTTCCCGACTCAAAAGGTGGCGCTTATCCCGCAAAGCGTGGGCAAGCAATCAATACAGCATTTGCCAGCGGTCAAGAAACTGAAGGTGGATTTCGGGCAATGGGTGACAGCGGCAGCGCCGCCCGATTCTTTTACTGCGCGAAGGCAAGCAAGAAAGATCGCAATGAGGGATTAGATGGGTTTATTGGCAAAGAGGTTGGCGCTAAAGGCAACGGTTTAGCTCGGCAGTGCGCAACTTGCGGGGCATCAGTTCTTGATGGTTGTCAATGTGTTGATCGAACATTTGTAAACCCAACCCGCCAAAATCACCACCCAACCGTTAAACCAACATCGCTGATGCAATACCTAGTGCGACTTGTAACACCGCCAAATGGCATTGTGCTTGACCCGTTTCTTGGTTCAGGTTCGACAGGTAAAGCTGCGATGTATGAAGGATTCAACTTTGTTGGAATTGAGCTAACGCCTGAATACTTGCCAATTGCTAAGGCGCGGATTCTATTTGCCCTAAGAGATAAAGAAGGCGAGTTAGACTTTGAGCCGCGATAGCGCCGAGGGTGCCATTGCCTTTGCGCTTTGGCGATCTTATGAAGAATCTTTGCCTGATACGCCTTGGCGAATGGCAAAGGTGATCGCTGCTATTTTAAGGAAAGAAGGCTACCTTGCCAATCATTGATTACAAATGCCCAAAGTGTGAAGTAACGATGCCAATCTTTCGCAAGGTTGATGAAGCTGAGATTGAATATAAATGCAGCAATTGCGAGATAGCGATGGAACGGGTTTGGGCGGCACCTGCCGTTCATTTTAAGGGAACGGGTTGGGGGAAAGACTAATGGTAAAAGAAATCAAAATCAAAGATGGTTTGTATATGTCATTTGGAACGCGCAAAGGTTTTGGCTTGGGAATTGTGATTGATAAATGGACACTATCAATTGACTTCGGCATCTTTTGGATGGCGTTGGAGTGGTAAAGGCATAATGTTGGCAACTTGCGGTGATGGTGTAATGGAAACACAGATGGCGTTCCAGCTATCAGTTGGCGGTTCAATTCCGACCTCATCGCTCCAAAATTATTGGATTGAGCCAATTTCTTACAGCTTGGCAATGGATATTGTTGTTGAAAAACATTATCTGCACCGAAAATGCCCTGTTAGTTTTGCTTTTGGGTTGTTCAATTATTCAAGTTTAATGCCAGTTGGCGTTGTAACTTATGGCGTAAGCCCAAGTTCAACATTGCTAAAAGGTATTTGCGGGGAAAGTGAAAAATTTAATGTATATGAACTAAATCGCTTGTGGGTTGATGATTCAATTCCGAAAAACGGTGAAAGTTATTTGATCGGCAGAACCATCAAGCGATTAGATAGGGAAATCATTGTTTCTTATGCTGACAGTTCTCAAGCGCATATTGGAGTTGTTTACCAAGCAACTAATTTCATTTACACGGGGTTAAGCGCTAAGTTTCTTGACCCAAAGGTTAAAGGTTTAGAGAATCAGCATCACGCAACTTATGCCAACGGTTTAACCAATAAACAAGTAGTTGAGAAATTTGGCAAAGATAATGTTTACTTTAAGGAACGCTCAAGAAAACATCGTTACATTTATTTTAACGCCAGGGGGAAACGAAAATTGGAATTATTAGATAAATTGCGTTACCAGGTTTTGCCTTATCCGAAGGAAATCACAGAATGAATAACGCAACCCTAACCACCGCACTTCGCTTTTTAGCTGAAGGCATTAGCGTTGTTCCTGTCGCAAATGACGGAAGCAAGCGCCCCGCCTTATCTTGGCAAAAGTATCAAGAGCAACTGCCAACTGCCGATGAATTATTGCTTTGGTTTAAGCACGATGTTGATGGCATTGGTGTAATCACGGGCAAGGTATCAGGCAACCTTGAGATGCTAGAGCTTGAAGGTCGAGCGGTATCGCAAAAAATGCACCTTGACATTGCTGAGATTGCCAACAACTCAGGGTTGGGTGAACTTTGGCAGCGCCTAAATGCAGGTTATGTTGAGATAACCCCATCGGGCGGGTTGCATTGGCTCTACAAAGTCCTTGACGGCGATATACCTGGCAACACCAAGTTAGCCCGAAAGCCCGGCGAAAACGGCGGCGTGGATGTGTTTGCCGAAACGCGAAGCGAAGGCGGGTTCACCATCACCGCGCCATCGGGCGGTTTAACCCACCCCAACGGTGGCAATTGGACACTAATTGGCGGTTCAATCGAGGCAATCCCAAAGATTACGATGCACGAAAGAGCAGCATTACACCAAATCTTTGCGATGTTTGACGAAATGCCAAAGGCGCAAGTAATTCAGGCAGATGTAGTTGCCAAGCACGATGGCACACTTAGCCCGGGTGACGATTACAATGCCCGCACAACTTGGGATGAAATCCTTTTGCCCCTTGGTTGGTCAAAGGTTTATCAAAAGGGTGAGGCAACCGTTTGGCGCAGACCGAATAAGAACGAAGGAATCTCCGCCACCACCAATTTCAACGGCAACGACAAGTTATTTGTATTCTCAACCTCAACCATCTTTGAAGCTGAAAGTTCCTATTCTAAGTTTGCCGCTTATGCTCACCTAAACACCAATGGGGATTTTAAGCAGGCTGCCCAACAATTAAGAAATCTTGGCTACGGGGCAACAGAGCTAAAAGATTTACAACCCACCAATAATTTACTAGCGCAAAATGTGATTGAAGCCTTTTCACAACCCACCACAGCCGATTTAAGCGATGATGAGTCAAGTTGGAAGCCGATAGCATTAAATGATTTTTATGATGGCTTATTTCAGATGCCAACAGCTACAATCCTTAAGCGAAGTGACGGCGCAGGGTTGATTTATCCTAGCAAAGTTCACTCATTTTATGGTGAATCCGAGTCGGGAAAGTCTTGGATTGCTCAGATTGCCACCGCTGAATTGCTCAAAATTGACAGAAAAGTTATCTATATTGACTTTGAATCTGACCCAATTGACATCGTAAACCGCTTGAAGGTGCTTGGCGTGAGTCGCGCAAACCTTTTGCAATACTTCTCATATATCAGACCTGATGGCCCAAGAGATGTGATTGACCCATATTGGCAAGATATTCTTGAACCTAGTAGGTCGGATTTAGTAATCATTGACGGCGTGACCGAAGCTTTGACAATGTGGGGTGGGCAAACCAAAGATAATGACGAAATCACCCGTTGGATGCGAGTTTTTCCAAGAACGGTGGCAAAAGCCTCTGGCGCTGCCGTTGTGCTGATTGACCACATTACAAAGAACGCAGAAACACGCGGGCGGTTTGCCATTGGCGGGCAGAGCAAGTTGGCAACGATTGATGGTGCTGCCTACCTATGTGAGCCAATTGAATTGTTAGCCCCCGGCAAGATCGGCACAATATCATTGCGAGTGACCAAAGACCGCATTGGCGATGTACGCCGAAAGGCAGGGGCGCAAAAGGGCAAAGATCGTATGCAAGAGGCGGCTATCTTCACCATTGATTCGACTCGCCCGCAGATGGAATATGTGATCGGAGTGCCATTGCGCGAGGATCAGGCAGATGCCAACCGCGAGTTTAAGAAACTCAAAGAGGTAGCTGAGTTTATTCACAATCACCCCGGTAGCACCCGCCGAATGGTTCAAGATGGGGTTGCGGGTTCTAAAGAGGCAATTGGCGGCATCATTGGCGATTTGGTGGCAGGTGGATGGATTGAAAACAGGGGCAATGACAGGTCATTTGTTCTCTATCTTTCAGAGATCGGCAAAGATCATTTCAGCTTTGTTGATGCCAAAATCTCTTACTTGGGGGCAAACTAGGTGTTCGTTCCG